AAAGAGATCAAGGATCGGATCGAGAGGAGCGTTATGGATGCTGCTCCGGTCGCTTTATCTGCTATGAGATCACTGGCTGCTGAAGCAGCCTCAGAGACAGTAAGGCTTGCTGCGAATAAGGACTTGCTGGACAGGGCAGGGCTGAAGCCCACAGACAAGATAGAGCAGCAGATTTCCCATGTAGAACATACGTCTACAGATGAATTAAAGAGAGAGCTTGAAGCTCTCGTCGGTACAGAGGAGGTAGAAGAGGTTCCATCAAGGTTGAACTAAAGGAGTATTATTATGGTGAGAAGCATGATGTTGAGAAACCCGCATGTACGGGCAATGGATAGATTCTTTGAATCTGCATTAGACAGGAGTTTCAGTCCCTTTGCTATTATGGATAAGGTACTGGATTCAATAGTGGATAATGTCCCACCCGAACATGGGCAGGAATTCACTTTCTACAAGATGGTCCCGGTGCACTATCGAGTGGAGCACAAGAAAGACGGTTCCGTGCATTACAATATCGTCAAAGAGGAAAAAGATGCCGATACAGAGATGCAGTCTGAAGAGCGGTAAGAAAGGTTGGAAATGGGGAAAGTCAGGTAAATGTTATGCAAGTAGAGCCGGTGCAGAGAAGCAAGCAAAAGCAGCCTACGCCAGTGGCTACAAGGGCGGAGTTAGAAAAAGCAGTAGAAATCGCTAGAGAGATTAGGAAAAGAGAGCGATACAATCGAATAGAATTCTACGATCCGTACCCTTACCAGAAGAATTTCCATGACACTGGAGGAAGTGCCAACCAGAGATTACTGATGGCTGCAAACCGTATAGGCAAGTCCTATTGCGGAAGTGCAGAGATGGCGTATCACTTGACTGGCTTATACCCTAAATGGTGGAAGGGTCGTAAGTATCGTCAGCCCATCACAGCATGGTGTGGTGGTGTATCTAACGAAACAACGAGGGACATTGTTCAACACGAACTATTGGGTTCCCCCGACGACCCTGAATCCTTTGGTTCCGGTACGATACCGAAAAACTATATAATAAAGACTGAAAGGAAACCTGGGGTCCCTAACGCTAAGAGCATGGCACTTATTCGTCATGTTTCCGGTGGGAACTCTTCTTTATTCTTCAAAGCCTATGAAATGGGCCAGGAGAAGTGGCAGGGGCGTTCAGTAGACTGTATATGGCTAGATGAGGAGCCTCCAAGGGATATATATTCCCAGGCAGTTACAAGAACGCTGGACAGGCAGGGAATGGTCTATATGACATTCACACCAGAAAATGGCATGACAGAGACCGTCGCGTCCTTTCTGAACAACCTAAAACCGGGTCAATCCATCAATAATGCGACCTGGGATGACGCTTCTGAGAAGGTCAGGAGCATGAAAGGTCATCAAGGCCACCTTAATGAGGGTGCGATGGAGCAAATTCTCTCCAGTTACAGCCCTCACGAGCGGGAAATGAGGCGATATGGTCGCCCATCCATTGGTTCTGGGCTCGTATTTCCTATAATGGAGGAGAAGATAATTATTGATCCCATTGCTATTCCAGACCATTGGCCTAGAATATGCGGGATTGATTTCGGCTTTGACCATCCCACAGCGTTAATTTGGATAGCCTGGGACAGGGATGAGGACGAAATATATGTATATGACGCTTATAGACAGTCTAAAGCACCACCTGCGGTGCATGCAGCAGCTATAAATTCCAGACCAGCGTTTATACCTGTCGCATGGCCCCATGATGGAAATAGACGCGACTCTATGGGTAATCCTGGTCTTGCAGACCAGTATAGACAGTTTGGGTGTAACTTTTTACCCTTTCACTTCGAGAATCCAACCGCTTTAGGGGAAAAGAAGGGAGGAAACTCTATTGAAGAGGGGATAATGTTCATGTTGCAGAAAATGGAGGACGAGAAGTTCCACGTTTTCGCTACACTGTCGGACTGGTGGGAAGAGTTCAGGATGTATCACAGAAAAGAGGGCAAAATTGTGCCCCTCAATGACGATTTAATGTCAGCAACCAGATATGCGGTAATGTCGTTAAGGTTTTCGGTCTCAGGTAAAGACCCTACCTGGACTAAAGACATCCGCTACGGAGAGTACGGGATTATTTAATGGCAAAAGAAAAAATATCTGATGAAGAACTGCTCGCTAGAATAGATCAGGAAATTACAGATTCTCTAGGGTACGGGGATGAAGTCTCTACGCAAAGGGAAAATGCTATGGAGTATTACTATGGCTTACCCTTTGGTAACGAGGTGGAAGGCCGTTCCCATTTCGTAGACACTACCGTACAGGACACAATAGAGTGGATTAAGCCCTCTTTGATGCGTATTTTTGCGTCTGGGGACCAGATGGTTACATTCACCCCAACTGGCCCAGAAGATGTATCCTCAGCTAAACAAGCCACCGATTACGTCAACCACGTCTTTATGAAGGACAACCCTGGATGGGAAATCCTTTATTCCTGGTTTACTGATGCTCTATTACAGAAGAATGGGATCGTTAAGGTCTGGTGGGATGAGAGCGATGAGTGGAATCGTGAGGAATACAAAGGGCTCACAGATGCGGAACTACAGGCTCTTATCTCTGACCCCAGAGTGGAGGTTCTTGAACACACATCACCAGGCGTGGAAGAAGGTGATGCTTATGGCTCTGGCCCCTCAGAAGGTCACCATGTGGTCATCACAAGAGACACGAGCAAAGGTTTCGTAAGGGTAGAGAATGTTCCGCCTGATGAATTTCTCATATCGAGAATGTCCAAGACAATACAGGACTCCAGTTTCGTATGTCACAGGGTAAAGAAGACACTCACAGAATTGAGGGAGATGTATGGAGATATTGATCCAGACGATCTTTCATCTGGGAGCGATGATCGCCCTATAGGGAACGAGAGAGCCTCACGATACCAATTTGACTTGTCTGATGATTCGGTTGTCTGGGGAGGAGGGGAGAAGCATGGGGCAGATGAGTCCATGTGGGAATACTGGCTGCATGAATGCTTCCTACGCATGGATTACGATGGAGATGGAATCGCAGAGCTTAGGAAAGTCTGTCTGGTAGGAAGTCATATACTGGCTAACGAAGATATAGACAGAATCCCCTTCGTATCGCTTACCCCGATAAAGATACCGCACAAGTTCTTTGGAATGTCCATAGCAGACTTGACAATGGACCTTCAGCTCATCAAGAGCACGTTGATGCGGAATCTCATGGACAACATGTACAACCAGAACTTTGGTCGATACGCAGTCCTAGAGGGTCAGGCTAACCTAGATGACCTTCTTACGCAAAGACCGGGCGGTATAGTCAGGGTTAAATCACCCAATGCCGTGATGCCTTTAGCTACACCCCCGCTACAGAATTACTCATTCCAGATGCTGTCTTATCTTGATGGCGTCAGAGAATCACGATCAGGGGTCAACAGTAATACACAGGGGTTAAACGAAGACGCTCTGAAGAGCCATACCACAGCTACTGCCGTAGCGCAGGTAATGACAGCTTCTCAGGCCAGAGTGGAACTTATTGCCCGTAATTTCGCTGAAACAGGTGTAAAAGAGTTAATGAACGTGATTTATGAACTCGTTCAGAAGAATCAGGACAAAGAGCGGGTCGTTATGCTGAATAACGAGTGGGTAGAGGTTAGACCGGACATGTGGAGGGATAAAATGGATTGTTCCGTGTCTGTAGGGTTAGGGCACGGTAACAGAGACCAGCAACTGATGCACTTGTCAACTATGTTGAATTTCGCGTCACAAGCTATGTCTGGTGGACTAAGAATCGTTACAGAACAGAATTTATATAACATGGGCGCTGCCTTGATTAAAAACATGGGCTTTCAGAATGTTCACGACTTCCTGACAGACCCAGAACAAGCACCTCCCAAACCAAATGCACAACAAGACCTTGACAAAGCAGAAATGCAGCTCAAGAAGGGAGAGCTGGACATAAAGATAGCTGAAGTCCAGATTAAGCAGCAGAAGCTTCAAATGGATGCTGCTGAGGCGCAAGTGGATGCTCAATTGAAAATGGCGGAGTTACAGCTTGAGCGTGAACAGAAACGAGCCGTAGCCATAGGACCAACATGAGCGATGAACATCGGGAGGAAAGAGCAAAGAACTTATTGAATAACGAGTTGTTTAATGAGTCATTTGAAGTTTTAAGAGAGGATTTAATGGCCCGTTGGAATGCCAGCGGGACATCAGAGTTGGAAGCCAGGGAATCAATCTGGCTTGCGATGAGACTGCTTGACCGGCTACATGGTCATATAAAGTCCATAGTTGAAACTGGACATATGAACAAGATGCTAGACAAGCAACACCCATTCATCTAAGAGGATAAAGTTATGGCGGATACGCAACCAGCCCCGCAAGAAGGAAGTGTAGAAGAAGCACATGAGGTATTACTCAGCCTACTGGAACCTGAAAAGGAAAAACCAGAATCTGAGGAAGCCGCCCCTACGGAAGAGGAAGAGTCTACCGAGGAAACTCAAGACGAATCATTAGAAGAGGAACCTGAAGAAGAAACCGAGGAGGAATCCGAAGAAGAATCTGAAGGGTCTGACGATGAAGCTGAAGAGGACCTTCTGTACGCTGTCAAAGTTGATGGCGAAGAACATGAAGTAACCCTTGACGAGCTTATGAAAGGCTATTCACGCCAGTCAGATTATACCAAGAAAACACAGGAGATTTCCGAACAACGAAAGCAGTTTCAATCTTCGGCTGAAAAGCATGAAGTTGAAATGGCACAGATTCGGAATGAACGACAGCAGTACGTTCAAACTTTGCAGAATATCATAGAGGGTTCTACACAGTCATTAGACAAATTTGTTGATGTAGACTGGGACACCTTAAAGGCTACCAACCCGATAGAGTACGTTACGAAACGCGAAGAATACCGTGAAATGCAGGAGAAGATTCAAGCTATCCAGCATGAACAAGTTGCGGTGCAGTCTAAGCAAAGCGAGGATATGAAACAATTGCATGCTCAGACCCTACAGAGGGAGCATCAGTTAATGGCTGAAGCTTTACCCGAATGGGGTGATCCAAAGAAGCAGCATGAGATTGGTTCTCATATCCGTGATTATGCTAGAGTGCAAGGATTTAGTGATGAGGAAATAGGCTCACTGGTAGATCATCGCTCGTTAATTGTACTAAGAAAAGCTATGCTTTACGATGAGATGAACTCTTCAGACGTAAAGTCTAAAAAGCTTAAAAACAAGCCAAGAGTGGTTAGATCGGGTAAAGGGGTAAGCAGGAAAGATGATTCTAAAAGGAAACGCACTTCTAAAATGAACCGTCTCCGAAGTTCAGGCCATGTCGATGATGCGGCCTCTATTTTGGAAGATTTATTTAATTCCTAATAAG